ACGTGTGCTCTTCCGATCTCGTACAACCCAGAAAGGAGGTGAATTCATATGGCTATAGTACAAGCTTCTATACAAGAAGAGGTACTCCCACGTTCAGAACGTGCTGTAATCCGCGGTATATACCACGCATCACAGTTATCTGAAGCACTGGTTACTCTATCAAGGATTGAAGAGTGTCTAGGTTCAATAAATTCGGCGTCCCGTCTCGGGACTAAGAATACGATTGAGACACATGACACAATCTCGTCCATGAAGGCTTACCTAAGCTCTCAGATTGCTAATGCATTGGTCTCTACCAAGTTGCCAGCAACTAAGAACACGGTCAGTACTCCTACTATACAGAAATCTGTACAATGAGCCTTTTGATTATCACCTCCATACTAAAGGTTGTTCGGGAGTCCATCTAACCTGAGATCGCTACGACAGTGATCTGATTGAGTGAGAATCTCCAATGGGCTATATACGTGCCCAGAAAGGACCATCACATGAACTCCAACGCAAGTCGGAGCTCGCAATCGGGTTTGTCGTTACGACTCTCTGTTATAGGCGTTCCAACTTATGCAATAAATCCATTCGTGGATTTATTAATTAAGTGGACTGTCTGTAGCGGTGAGGAGTGGACAGTTAAGAGATGTAAATCTCTAAAACTTACACTCATTCAGCTACGATCGAAATCCCCTATTACGACTCCTTTAGCAAGGAATCGCCATGGTGAGATTAAGGGCGTAGTTGGCAGTCTGTTGCGTTGGGCCCTGAAATCCGATAAGAACTTTTATAAAGTTCTTAACGCTTTTATGGCCTATACACACTGGACCTCTGCATTATTAACAGAGGAACAGAAGAAGAAATTCTTAACAGCTGTCAATGCTAACCCGGTAGAGATACCGGATTCCTTTATCTGTGCTTTTCGACGCACAGTAAGGGCGACAGTTAAGGAACGAACTATTCGTGGAAAACCCCAATCCTTAATAATGTGGCGTGGCTCTCCTAATAAGAGAGCTCCCACAGTACAAGGATCCGTACCACAATCTCAATTTATGCTTAGTGAGATTTTTCTCACTCATAATAATGAGACATGGAAGCATATTCGATCCCTATGGTCTGAGATTTATTCTCATGTCTTTAGGGGAATTGATATTAGTACGTATAGAGATACGGATTTTATCAATCTCGAATCTACCCCCATGGTGGGCGGTGAGGTTCATTTCCTTCAGGAACCTGGTTACAAGTTAAGAAGCATAGCTTCTCCGTACAGATTATTTCAGGTGGCTTCTCAACCACTTAAAGATGATCTGGGCCGGCTTGTAAGGTCTCTTGATTGGGACTGTACCCACGATCAAGGTAAGGCAATGCCATACATAAAAGAGGCTCTCCAGCGTGGAGAACAAGTCTACTCTGTAGATTTGTCGTCTGCAACGGATTACTTCCCTTATGAATTGCAACAAATAGTTTTGGAAACTATTTATGGCAAAGACAATTCTTATATCAAGCTTTTTCGGGATGTTTCCCGATCGACTTGGCATTCAGAATTGGGTGAGATAGTTTGGAATAGAGGGCAACCCCTTGGGTTTAACCCTTCATTCTTCACTTTCACACTAACTCATGGTCTTGTGCTCCTAACATTGTTAGGTAAGCATTATGATCATCAGTTCTTTGTCTTGGGTGATGATGTTGTAATCCTAAACAAGAAATTGTTTGAAGATTACTTGTCATTACTCAAAGCAATGGCATGCCCCTATTCTCCTGACAAGACCTTAGTTTCTAGAGAACTCGCTGAGTTCGCTGGAAAGGTTATTACCAAGGATGCTGTATATCCACAATTGAAGTGGAGAACAGTGTCTGATGATAATTTCCTTGATCTTGCT